CCAAGCAGCAGTCATTCCGCTACTGCTATCCAAATTAAAATGAACAAACGTCAATCCGGACATTGATAACGTTCTGGATCGAACCATATCGGATGAATTGCCTTCAATCGTTGTGATATTAGAACCGTCACACGATGCAACTATACCTACATGATTCGCCCAATCCGAACCATTGTAATTTATTAAAAACAAATCACCCGCTTCGGGATTTTTATTGGTAAAAACCTCACCATGTCCCTGATTCGCATAATGTGCAAAATAACCGGCACTTGCCGTTTTAGGCATTATGTCTGTTGTAATGCCTGCTTTGTCCGCACACCACGAAACAAATACCGCACACCACGGATAATTACTTCCGTCTACTTCGTGTCCGTAAAACCATGTATTATATTTGACGTTGTTCGTTCCGTTTTCCTTTGTGCCGCTTTCAGCCTGTGCAATTTTAACTAAATCCTGTCCACTTGCCATATTTAATCACCAAATACTCCGGCTTTGTCTAAAATAACTAATATGCGAATCATATTCTTTGTCAGTCCCAAATCGTCATCATCAATACCGGACAAATAACCCTTTTTATTGATTTTTTCAATCGTTGGTGCAGCCCAATCAGGAAAACTGTCAACGGTATAACCCTCAAAACCGTTTGCATTATCTATCATCACGCACATTCTGATAATGTCCATAGTCAATCCCAGTTCATTATCACCGGTGCCGTTCAAATAACCCCTATCCATTAATTTTTGGATCGTAGGTTTTGCCCAATCAGGCATATTATCATCCATATAGTTATAGATTTTTTCATTTTCCAATGAATCCAGCCGTTTTTCGACTGCGTCCATTCTTGCCGCCAAATCATCTAACTGTGCCATATTTGTATCCTCCGTATCATTTAACAGCTCTACTTCGCCCAATTCAATCGAATAATCCAAATCTCCTGTTGTGCCAACATCAAAATCTAATTTTTCTATGGCTACAGCCATATTTATGCTGATGTTTGCAAAACCGGTTGATGTAATCACTAAACGAACAGGCAATTTTCGTTTTTGCCACGATTTTAATTTTTCGTAGTATTCTTGACCGTCCATTGATGCATCACGTCTGAACGGATAGTCATGGACAGGGAATATTCCGTCCCACGAAATACCTCGCAATTCGGTATTTCCTATAATTTTAATCCAGCCATATCCGGCTGATTCAAATGTTTCTGTCGACTGTGAATTTGTCACAGAAAAAGAGGAAGGAGTGACAGGAATATGCACTACCTCCTCGCTGTTATTTACGCTTAGGTAAAAATCTAACAATTTCCCTCACTCCTTTATAAAATTGCATACTGTCGTTTTATTTCAGGTACAACTATATTTATAAATCGTGCCGCCATTTCTTCTTCGTTCGCATTTTCTGCATTAATGGTGACGTTTATATTAATATCATTGTTTCCCTGACTTTTCTTTTGACTGTTTTCGGTGTATGCCTGCAAATTTCGCCAAAATGCCGAAAGTGGAAGTATCGCCTCAGCCCCTGCTTCGCCACCCATTTGAATCTTGCCGTTTGCAAATCCAAATGCAGTTGGACGTGTCATAATACCGCCCTTGGCGTTCCAATCCAATCCGAATTTTGGAATAGGTGTATCAACCCCCATCACCGTAACAGTTCCTGTCTGCACAATCTTTGGTGCTTTCAGCAGGCTTTTTATTTTGTCCCATACAGATGATACAGTATCAGAAATTTTAGTGAACACATTTTTAACTGTGTCAACTGCCGCCGTAATCTTTTCAACAATGCCGTTTTTTATGTTTTCAAAAATAGTCATTACGGTGTTTTTCACATTTCCAAACGCTTCGCTGAATTTACTTTTTACGACTTCCATCTTCTCACCGACTGCATTGACAACCTCACCAAGCTTACCGCCTGTTAATTGATTAATTGCGTCATAGCCTGTCCTGTAGTATTCCTTGACACCCTCTATTGCCGCAAATGTAGCACCTTTCAGTCCACCGCCGTGTGCGTCATATGCACTTTTTATGTTGTTCAGTTTTTCCGATACAGCATTTTTTACACCGCCCCATAATTCTGACGTTTTTTCTTTGACTCCGTTCCACATTGTCGACACTTTTTCTTTGACTGCTGATATTCCGTTTTTTATCTTTTCAAATCCGGCTTTTATTCCTTCCCATGCACTTGTAACAATCGCTTTAACTTTTTCCCATAGGTTGATCCAAAAATTTCGGAATCCTTCGGATTTATTCCACAATACAATAAACGCCCCTACCAATGCACCGATAGCCACAATGACAATACCAATCGGATTTGCTGTCATAGCTACATTTAACGCCCATTGTGCGGCTGTTGAAATACCCATAACAACATTTTTAGCCGTTTCAGCTGCATTCCACAACATAACTGCACCTTTGTATGTGATTATCGCCCCTGCAACTGCTCCTATTACCGGAGATAATGCCTCAATTACCGATATAGCTCCACTGGCTAAATCCATAGCCGTAGATAATGCGTCACAGAATGTTGATATACCTCCCTCACAGAAATTTTTAAGCATTGGTCCAATGTTTGAAAATGTATCAGTTATGGTATTTTTCAGTCCCTCAAACGACCCTTTTAATTTTCCTACAGAACTTTCACCGATTACATCTGTCATACCGTCAAAAATTGATGGTATTGCATCTAAAACAGCCTTTCCCAATGCAGGTAATTGGCTGATTAAACCGGTAAACAAACTCTTTGCGGCTGAAACAAGGTGTGGAAGTATATCGGATACCATTGACGGAAGTTCTGCTACAATTACAGGAGCCAAACTCTCAATTAACGAACCTACGCCACTTAACGCACCCGTTATTGCCGGTATAACATTCTGCCCGAACGTCTTAGCCGAATCAACCAGTGCATCCAAACTCTGATCAAACATTTCTCCGCCTGTTGTCAAACCGACAAGAGTATTTTCAAACGCCGCTTTCAGTGACCCCCACGATCCGCTTATTGTCGTGCTTGCCTCTTTGGCTGTTGTTCCCGTTATGTCCATTTGCGTTTGGATTGCATGAATAGCCTGTGTAATATCGGCAAATGATGAAATATCATACTTCTGTCCGGTAAGTTTCTGTGCATCGCCAAGCAGTCGTTTCATTTCAGCTTGTGTGCCACCGTAACCGAGTTTTAAATTATCAAGCATGGTGTAATTTTGCTTTGCAAAACCTTGATAGGCATTTTGAATGTCTGTCATATTCGTGCCCATCTTATTCGCATTATCAGCCATATCCACCAACGCTGAATTTGCATAATCCGCCGCCTTTGCTGTATCGCCCTTTAAACTTGAAATCAGTGATGCCGAAAAATTTGTAACTGTTTCCATATAGCTATTAGCTGACAAACCTGCGGTTTTGTATGCATCATTTGCATATTTCTGTACTGCTGATGAACTGTCTTTGAACAATGTATCGACACCACCTGTCAGCTGTTCATAATCAGCAAATGAACTGACTGATTTTGCTACCATTGTTCCTACTGCGGTAGCGGCTGCCGTTCCGGCAATAGCTAACCCTTTGCCCAATTTACCAACGGCACTGCCAACAACTTTAGCTTTATCTCCCAATTCAGAAATTTTTTTGCTTGTGTTGTTCAATGTACTACGCAGATTATTGCTTTCATTTTGGGCTTTTTTCATATTTGCAAAGAAGTTTCCGGCTTTCAACGACAGTGTTGCTCCTATGTTTCTACCTTTTGCCACATCAACCGCCTCCTGTCATTGCTTTTATCTTTTCAGCTTCTTCTTCGTATGCTTTTATCATACTGGCTCGTAAAAATGCCTTTTCATTTCCCGTAGCCCCGGCAATTCTATCCCAATCAAAACCACGTTGGACGTAGTAATGTATTAATTCAAAATCACCGTTGCGTTCAATTAGTTTTTTAGTTCTTCAACCGCCTTAACGCTATCATCAACATAACCTGCAAAACTTAATGCAGCCTTTGAAATATTCACTACCTCGCCCGGTTCAAATATTTTGTCAAGAATATCTAATGGTTCTTGGCAGCCATATGCCTGTTGCAGTTGTTTGTTTTTCAGTGGCGGTTCTGTCACACATTCATACACCAGATATGCATCCGATTCGCCTGAATACGCATCCATATTCATTGCGTCATTTACTTGATTTCTTGTTGGTTTTGTTATTGTGATTGTGCCGTCAAGGCTTTCAACGTACAATTCCTTTGTTTTATTTTTGTTCTTTGCTTCCTTTACTTGCTCTGAACGTCTTATCATTTCGTCCAACGTCAATCTTGTATGTTTTTCTTGTCCTGTCATTTTTATATCCTCCTAAAATGTTTAATCCTGTTCTATCGGTT